CAAGCCGAACGTGCTGGTCTGCGGCCCGTCGCTCGAACAGACGGCGCGCGACCTGATCAAGTCGAAGTTCCTGGCGGTCGACGGCGCGCCGGGCGAAGCGGCCTTGGTCGGCGCGGTCGGCGTGATGGACAACACCGACCAGGACATCGTCGACATCTTCATGAGCCCCTGGCTCAGCTGACGAATAGCAAGGGCGGCGCCGGAGATCCCGGCTTCCGCCGGCGGGGCCGCGATCGGCCCCGCCATCCCCTCCCGAGACAGAGAGCGCCATGGCCAACGATCCCAAGAGCAAAGCCGCCGCTGCTGCACCCGCTGGCAAGAAGGGCGAGACGATCACGGTCGTCGGCCCGGTCGACGGGCGCTGGCGTGGGGGGACGAAGTTCGGGCCGACGGCGATCGTCGTCGATCTGTCGACCATCACGCCGGCGCAACTCGCCGCGATCGAGGGCGACCCGCTGTTGAGCGTCAAGCGCTCTTAAACCGCGCCGCGCGCGGAACGCGTCCCGCGCGCGGCCAACGCCGTAACCGGCCTTGTTTCCCACGACCGCCCGCGGCGCGAGCCGCGGGCCTTCCCGGATTTGCGCCATGTCCTACGCCGCGGAAGCCGATCTCGACGCCAAATGGAGCCCGGAGCTGGTCACGCTCGCGGCGTGGGACCCGGCGGCCGAGGCGCGCAGCAGCGCGCGCATCGCCGTCGCGCTGGCGGCCGCCAGCGCCGTGATGGACGCCTACTTCGCCCGCCGCTACGCGCTGCCGCTCAATCCGACCGCCGACGGCGCGACGCTGCTGACCAATCTCAATTGCGACCTGGCGATGGGCCAGCTCTCCAACACGCCCGGGACGCGCAACGAAATCGTCGCCGAGGCGGAGAAGCGCGCGATCCAGTTCCTGCGCGACGTCGGCGAAGGGAAAGCGGCCATCCCGCTGGTCGCGACGCCCTCGCGCGAGCCCGAGGTGGCGCCCAATGAACCGGTGCTGCTGGCCGACGGCCGCATGTTCACGCGCGACCGGATGAGGGCGCTGTGAGCGTCGGCGTCCATGTCGACGTCGTCGGCCTTGAGCCGACGCTGGCGCGACTGGAGGCGCTCGGCCGGATCGAATTCTTCGAGCTGATGGACGGCCTGGCGCGGATGGGCCAGCAGCAGACGCAGCGGCGGATCGAGGAAGAGAAGACGTCGCCCGACAGCAACAAGTGGCCTCTGACCCGCGAAGGGCGCCCGGCGTTGTTCGTCTCCGGAACCCACCTCTATCGCTCGATCGACCATGACGCGAGCGGAACGCAGGCGCGCTGGGGAACCGGGTGGATCGGCGCCAAGGTGCATCAGTTCGGCGCGACGATCGTGCCGAAGAACGCCAAGGCGCTGCACTTCAGGCTCGGCGGCCGCGACGTGTTCGCCAAGCGCGTGACCATCCCGGCGCGGCCCTATCTCGGGATCAGCGCCGACAACGCGGCCGACCTCGAAGCCGCGGCGGCGAAGTTCATCGAGAGGCGCCTTCAGTGAACGACCTGCTCGTCCTTCGCGAGGCGGTGGTCGCCTCGCTCCGCGCCAAGCTCGGGACGGGCGTCAACGTCGGCGCCCACGGGGGCACCTTCGACCTCGAGGAGGTCAAGCGCTTCGCCACCCTGGCGCCGGCGGTGCGGGTCGCGATCGTCGGCGCCGGACGCGCCTCGCGCTGGTCGGACGGGCGCTGGTGCGTCCCCATCCGCTTCGCCGCCGTCGTCTTCGCCCGCGACACGGCGGAGCCGGGCAAGGTCAGGCGCGACACGGCGGCGCTGCTGCTGGCGAGCGCGGTCGAGCTCGCCGTCGCTTCCAACCGCTTCGGCCTCGATGGGGTGTTTCAGCCCGAGGAGGTCGAGGGCCGCAACGAATATTCGGGCAAGCTCGACACGCTCGGCGTGGCGCTGTGGCAGGTGACGTGGACGTCGCGCGCGCTGATCGGCGCGCCCAACGATCCGCCCGACACGGCGATCGCGGCATTGACGCAGGCGCTGGTCGAAGGCGTCGCCACCTGGAACGCGCCGGCGGCCGGCGCTCCCGCCGCTTCCGGGCTGACGGGCGCCGATCCCCTCAACGGGGGGGATAATTCATGAGCCTCGTCGCCCGTGTCGAAGCGCTCGAATACCAGATCGCCGATCTCAAGCGCCGGCAGTCGAACTATGTGCGCCCCGGCGTGGTGATGAGCTTCGACCCGAAGACGAATTCGATCGTCGCCAACATCGGCGACGCGACGACGCCGGTCCCGACCCATGCGGTTCCCCTCTTCACCCACGCCGGGTCGGGCAAGAGCTGGCGGCCGATGAAGGCGGGCCAGCAGGTGATACTGCTCTGCCCCGACGGCGATCTTTCCAATGCGGTGGCGCTTCCGGGCGGCTTCCACGACCAGAACCCGGCGCCGTCGCAAAGCGCCGCCGAAGACATCGAGGCGCAGCGCGGAGCCGCGCGGCTGCGCACCACCGACACGGCGGCGTTCCTCGAATGCGGCCCGTCGAGCGTCAAGGTCGAGGACGGGACGATCACGCTGACGGGGGTGAAGATCGTGCTCGCCGGGACGTCCTACCTCGGCGGCGCCGGCGCGGCCAATCCGGTGGCGATGCTGGGGACGGTCGACACCGGCGGCTTCGCCGACGTCTCCAACCTCGCGACCAAGGCTTTCACCGAATGAAAGGGCTCTTGAAATGGCTGTGATCAAGCGATCGGGACCGCGCCGCGGACTTTCGGTCGGCAAGGCGAAGGTCGATACGACCAAGGTCAGCTACACCGTGGTCAAGGCGATCGGCAACGCGATGAAGATCGCCGGCAAGCGGCGCCAGAAGGGCGACGTGTTCGAGGCGATCCCGCGCCACGTCTATTTCCTGGTGCTCGAAGGCGTGATCGCGCCGACGGCGAGCCTCGCCGCCAGCGCGTCGAGCGCGTCTTCGGCGTCGAGCGCCTCATCGGCCTCCTCCGCGTCGTCGGCGTCTTCAGCGTCGAGCGCATCGTCCGCGAGCTCTTCGTCGACCTCGTCGAAGAAGTCGGCCTCCTGACCATGCGCACCGGGATCGATCGCAATACGGGCGCCGTCCTGACCGGCTGGGGCCATTGCGTCCAGTCGATCCTCGACATCGTCTCGACGGCGATCGGCTCGCGCGTCATCGCCAGGCCCTACGGCTCGGACGGCCCGGACATGATCGACCGGCCGCAGAGCCCGCCGTCGATCGTCGCCCACTGGTCGGCGATCGCCGAGGCGTTGCGCAAGTGGGAGCCGGGGTTCCGGCTCAAGCAGGTCGCGGCGACGCGGCTCGGCCCCGACGGCGTCGCCGGCTTCGCGCTCGCGGGCGATTATTACCCGAACGGCCATCTCGGCGATTACTCGGTGGTAGTGCCGATGCAGACGGTGAACGTGGCGTTGCCGGCGATGTTCGCATGAGCAATTTCGCCAACATCAACCTGTCGAGCCTGCCGCAGCCCGCGGCGGTGGCGACGTGGTCGTTCGCGGCGATCGTGCAGGCGCGGCTGGCCGACTTCACCCAGCGGATGCAGGCGGCGGGGATCGCCTATGACACCGGCGCGCTCGAAAGCGAGCCGGCGGTCAAGCTGCAGGAGACGGGCGCCTATCGCGAGAGCCTGGTCTATCAGCGCATCAACGAAGCGGTGCTGGCGACCAGCCTGGCTTGGGCGGAGGGAACGGATCTCGATAACGTCGCGGCGGCCTTCGACACCTTCCGCGCCGCCGGCGAGCTCGATCCGTCGTTGAAGCGGCGGGCGCAGCTCGCCTGGGAGGCCTTGAGCCAGGGCGGCACGTACGGCGGCTATCGCTACAAAGCGCTGTCGGCGGCGCCGACCGATCTCGCCGACGTCGCCGTCTACGGCGCGGAAGTCGCCGGCGTCTCGCCCGGCCAGGTGATGATCGTCTGCCTCGGCGTCGCGGCCAACGGCGTTCCGTCGGCCGCCTCGCTCGCCGCGGCGCGCGCCGCGTTTCCGCGGCCAAATCGCAAAGTCAACGACCAGATCGTGGTGCGCGCGATCAATCCGGCGCCCTATGCGGTCGACGCGACCTTAATCCTTTCGCCCGGCGCCGATCCCAACGCCGTGGTCGCGGCGCAGACGGCGGCGCTCAATGCCTTCGCCGCGGCGCGGCGCGCCATCGGCGCGTCGGTGTCGCCCGGCAATATCGCCTCCGTGCTCGGCTATTCCGCGCCCGGCCTGGTCTACGACGTCGTGGTGCGCTCGCCCGCTTACGCCGTCGGCGGCGATCCCTTCGCCGCGCCGATCCTCTCCGGCGCGCGCGTCGTCTGGCAGGCGAGGTCATCATGAGCGCGACCGACCTGCTGCCGCCCAACGCGACGCCGTTCGAAAGCGCTCAGAGCGCGGAGGACAATCGCATCCTCGGCGCCGACGTCGCCGCGATCCGCCGCGAGCGCCAGCCGGCGAGCTGCGACGAGGCGTTCATCGCCCCGCTCGCCTGGGAGCGCAGCATTCATTTCTGGGCGCCCGGCGACGACGCGGGAAATCGCGCCCGCATCGCCTCCAGCTTCGCCGATCACGGCGCCTACGGCTCGCCCGCCGCGCTGGAGCAGGAAATCGCGCTCGATACGGGCTTAAGCGTGACGGTGCGCGAGTTCTGGGAGATCGCCGGCCTCGTCTGGCCCGACTTCGTCGTCGACGTCGCCGTCGCTCCCGGCGATCCTGCGCCCGACCTGTCGGCGGTCGCCGCGTCGGCCAACGCGCGCAAGAACGTGCGCGACGTGCTGGCGCGGGTGCGCCAAGTCGCCGCCCAGCCGGCCGCGCCCTTGAACGTCGGCGCGGCGTGCTGCGTCACGCCGCGGATGACGATCCTGCCGCTCGGGGGCGCGCCGCACGATCCGCAGCTCTACGTCGGCGCTTCGACGCGCGCGCTGCCCCATGTCACCGTTCTGCCTCTGAAGGCCGCCGCATGACCACGCAAGTTTACGCCACGCAGGTCACCCAGTATTTCCTCGCCGCCCAGGCGGCCTACCAGGCGGCGGGAGGAACCGGGACCCCGCTCAATATCGCCGGCGGCACGCTGGTGGTCGGCGACGGCAATGGCGCCGTGCCGTCGATCTCGGCGCTGGTGGCGACGAACGGCGTCACCCATGAAGTGTGGCGCGGAAACACCATCAACTCGGTTTCGGTCGACGCCAACAACGCCGACCAGCTCGACATCGCCTGCGAGATCCCGGCGGCGATCGGCGGGGCCGAGATCGGGCCGTTCAACATCACCGAGTTCGCCATCCTCGACGCGCTCGGCAATTGTTGCGTCGTCGGCACGACGAATTTGCAGAAGACCGTGTCGGCGCAGGGGCAGACGAGCGATCTCGCCTGGACCGCGGCCGTCGCCTATTCGGTCGCCGGCTCGGTCGTCGTGACGCCGCCGACGGCGGGCTATGCGACCATGAACCAGGTCGAGGCCGCCTTCAACGCCAACTTGCCGACATGCGTCGCGCCGCTAACCAAGAGCGACGTGACGAACCCGGGCGGCTGGACCGCCCGCACCTTCGGCGTCGCCGCCGCCTCGCAGCCGGCCGACGTCGTGACGCCGACGACGAGCGCGAATGCGATGGGGGTCGGGCGGCCGGCGAGCGCGGCCGAGTTCGCCGCCGGCGCGCCGACCGCGGGCGGCTTCGCTTGGCCGTGGCCGACGCTGCAACAGGTCGCCGGCGCGTTCGCGGCGATCGCGGCGACGATCGCCTCGCTGACGGCCTCGCTCGCCGGCTATCTCAAGCTCTCGGGCGGGACGATGAGCGGCGCGCTCGTGCTCGCCGCCGACCCGACGGCGAGCCTCGGGGCGGCGACGAAGCAATACGTCGACGGCAAGGTCGGCGGCGCGGGCTATCTGCCGCTGGCGGGCGGGACGATGACCGGCCCGCTCGCGCTCGCCGCCGACCCAACCGCGCCGATGCAGGCGGCGACCAAGGAATACGTCGACGCGGCGGCCAACGGCGCCGGGAAGGCGCTGAAGGTCGGGACGGTCGTGACGGCGACGGGGTTTAACTACAGCAACGCCTCCGCCGACACGATCGGGCAGAGCTACACGTCATCGGGCGGCGCGGTCGCGACGGCTTACGCGGCGTTCCGATCGAACGCGACTTATGTCGCCGACGACCAGACCTGGACGGTCATTGCTTCTCAGGCTTTCGAAAGCGGCATGGACGAGGCCAACACAGGGGGGACGGTGGCGACTCATGTCTACCTGACGACGACGACGCTGATGCGGACCGCCTGACGTGACCAACATCCTCGCCCTGCCGCAGATCTCCGGGTCGCTCAGTCTTGCGACCAACGGCGACTTGCGCGCTTCGCTCGGCTTCACCCAGGCCAATTCGTCGACGGCGATCGACCTCACCGGCATCGCCTTCCGCATGCAGGTCCGGCTCGCCAGCGACGCGACGCAGATCGCGCTCGACCTGTCGACCGACAACGGTCTGCTGATCAATGGCGGCGCGAACGGTCTGCTGAGCTGGGTCGTCCCGGCGGCGATGACGGCGCAGATCGCGCCCGGCGCCTACGTCGCCGACCTGCTGGCGATCGCCGACGGCGCGACGATCAACCTCTGCGCCGCCGCGCCGCTGGCGGTGACCGTGACGCAGGGGGTGACATGCTGACGATCGCGACCGCGCCTTCGCCGCTCGTCGTCGCCGCCGCGGCCGCGGCGCTGACGATCGGCGCGGCGTCGCCCAGCGCGTTGCAGGCCAACGGCGCCAACGCCGTCGCCAGCGTCTCTCCGGTCGCCGGCGCTTCCGTCGCGGCGAGCGGCGCGGGCGCTTCGGTCGCCGCGCGTGGCCTCGCCGACGCGGCGGCGACGACGCGCGCGCTGTCTTTCCAGCCGGCGAGCGGCGCGACTTCGATCGACTGCTCGCAGGGCAACACCTTCGGCTTCACGCTTGAGGGCGCGGCGGCGTTCGCCTTCGCCCGCTGGCCGACGACCGGGCGCGACCAGCGCGTCGTCGTCTACCTGGCGCAGGATGCGACCGGCGGACGAACGGCGAGCTTCGCTGGCGTCAAGTGGCCCGACGGCGCGGCGCCCGAGCTGTCGACAAGCGCCGGCGCGGTCGACTGCCTGGTGTTCGACAGCTTCGACGGCGGCCAGACGATCTTCGGCAACCTCGTGGGAGGAGCCTATGCGTGAGCCGCTCGCGCGGCGCCCCCTCTCCCCGCCGAGGCGGGGAGAGGGTTGGGGTGAGGGGCCGGTCGCTTCGCCGCGCCGCCTCCCGCACGCCCCGCCCCTCATCCTAACCTTCTCCCCGCAAGCGGGGAGAAGGGAGATCGCGCCGCGGCGCGCTGATGGAGATGTCAGGTGAGCATCCAATTTTCGACCGCCGTGCGCAACGCGCGGCTCAACGCCATTGTCGCCACCATCGGCGCTTCGGCGAAGCTCTTGCTCTACACCGGCGCGCCGCCAGCGAACTGCGCGGCGAGCGAGACCGGCGCGCTGCTGGCGACGCTGACATTGCCCGCGGCCGAGGAGAACGCGGCGAGCGGCGGCTCGGAAACCCAGGCGAGCGGACCATGGACGGGAACGGCCAGCGCGGCAGGGACGGCCGGCCATTTCCGCGTCATGGACTCGACCGGCGCGACCTGCCACATGCAGGGCGCGGTCGGCCAGGGTTCGGGCGACCTTTCGTTCGACAACCCGACCTTCGCCGCCGGGCAGAACATCCAAATCACCTCGTTCACGCTGACCGACGGCAACGCTTGAGATGGCCAAGCTGGTCAATCGCGCCAAGATGACGGCGGCGAGCGCGCCGGGAACCGGCGCGATCACGCTCGGCGGCGCGGTCGCCGGCTATCAAACCTTCGCCGCCGCGGGCGTCAATAACGGCGACGTCGTCTCCTACGTCATCGAGGATGGCGCGAACTGGGAGATCGGCTACGGCGGCTATTCGTCGACCGGCCCGACGTTGACGCGCGCGACCGTGCTCGCCTCTTCCAACTCCGGCTCGGCGATATCGGCGACGGCGGCCGCGTTGGCGTTCGTCTCGCCGCTGGCGCCGGATCTGCCGGCTGCGGGCGAGATCGTCATCGCGCCGGGCGCGACGCCGCCGCCCGGGACGATCGCCCTAAACGGCGCGCTGCTCTCGCGCGCGGCCTACGCCGCGCTGTGGGTCTACGCGCAGGCCAGCGGCAACCTGGCGGCGTCCGACGCGGCGTGGAGCTCGGGGCAATTCTCGCCGGGCGACGGGTCCACCTTTCGCATTCCGGACGCCCGCGGCGTGTTCATTCGCGGCCTCGACAACGGCCGCGGCCTCGACAGCGGGCGCGCGCTCGGCTCCTACCAGGCCGACATGTACGCTTCGCACGCGCACAGCGTCACCGACGGAGGCCACGCGCACAACGTGACCGATCCGGGCCATAGACACACCGAGACCTTAGGTTCGATCGGCGGCGGCGTGGCAGTCGCGCAGACGAACGGCACCGGGGCGGCTCAGAACACTGGGACCGCCACGACAGGCCTCACCGTCAATTCCGCGACCACCGGCATCAGCGTCGGCGCCGCCGGCTCGGCCGAGACGGCGCCGAAAAACGTCGCCTGGCTGGTCTGCATCCGCTACTGAAGGACCCCGCGCTTGTCCGACGCTCCCGCCGTCTACAACTACAGCGCCGCTGACGGCTCTTACCTCGGCCCGTCGACCGCCGACCCATCGCCGCTGGAGCCGGGCGTCTGGCTCTATCCGGCCCATTCGACCACGATGGCGCCGCCGACGGCGGGCGCGCGGCAGGCGGCCGTGTTCGCCGGCGGCGCGTGGAGACTCATCGTCGACCATCGCGGCGAGACCTGGTGGGCGCCCGACGGCGCGGCGGTGATCGTTACGGCGCTCGGCGACCCGGCCGCTTCGGGCCTCAGCGCGACGCCGCCCGCGGCCATCGGGGCGCTGGCGCTCGACGCCGACGACGGCGATCTCGTCGCCAGCGGCTCGGTTTCGCCGACGCTCGCCATGCTCGCCGCCGCCGCGATCGCGGCGGCGCGCGTCGCCTGCGCGGCGTTGACTGAGCAGGTCGCGTCGAGCGCGACCCACCAGAACGCCTACATCGTCGCCGCCGCCATGGTCGGCCCCGGCGCCGCGGCGCCGAGCGTGGACCCGGCGAAGACGGCGTTCGTCAATTGGGCGACCGTGCTGGGGCTCGACGCGCCGACGCTCGCCCAGCGCGTGGTCGCCGTCTCGGCGGCGCTGTTCGCGCTGTCGGCGGCGCTGACGGCCTTCGAGCAGGCGGCGCCGGCGGCGCCGTCGAGCGACGCGTTGCAGGCGGCGCTGACGGTCTTCGAAAGCGCGCTGGCGAATGTCGTCGCCGCAGCCAACGCCGCGGGCCTGACGCTGACGGCGCCGACCGTCGCCGTCGCCGGCCTGACCTAGCCGATGCTCGGGTTCGCGCCCCTCGGCCATCTGCCGCTCGGCGCGAGCGCGACCTCGGGCGGGACGCTCGCCGGCGGCGCGCTCGTCGCCGCGACGCTCTCCGCCAGCGCTTGCGCGCCGGCGACCGGCGCGGCCTCGGCGACGACCGGCGCGGCGACGCTCTCGGCCGCCGCTTCCGCGCCAGCTAACGCCGCGGCCGCC